TATAGTGAGGACTAAAAATGGCTTCATTAGCAATTAAACTGCCGATCACTAAGGATAGTGGCGACGGTTTCACAATGATCAAAGACTTTCAGACGCTTATAAAACAGAACTTAAAGATGCTTCTGTTAACCACGCGCGGAGAAAGAGTCATGGAACCAAGCTTTGGTGTTGGACTTAAAACTTATACTTTTTCCGAAATGAGACAAAGCACCTTTGACGATATTGAAACCAGTATAATGAAGCAGGCGGCCGTATATCTACCTGTGATTGTAATCAAAGAAATTAATTTTATTCCCGACGATCATGATCTTACCGGACTAAACGTAAGTCTGAGGTACGATATCCCGTCCATAAATGTAACAGATTTGTTAGAGTTTACTATTTAAAGTAAGGAAATTTTTGAATGCCCAAACAACAGAAAAAAATAATGCCGATTGATTATACTCATCGCGATTTCGAAACAATTCGCGACGATTTAATGGGCATCGCCGAAAGATTCTATCCAGATACTTTCCAAGATTTCAGCGAGGCATCCTTCGGCGCACTGATGCTTGACGCTGTTGCATATATAGGAGATCAGTTATCTTTCTACTTAGATTATAATGTTAACGAGTCGTTTCTCGATACTGCATTTCAGTTTGGAAATGTGGTCCGTCACGGGCGCGCGCTAGGTTATAAATTCACAGGCCGAGAGTCTACATATGGACCAGTCGCCTTGTTTATTCTTGTCCCGGCCACCGGCGCCGGCTTGGGTACAGACTCAAACTATCTACCAATTTTGAAAAGAGGTTCTTCTTTTAGAGATCAAAGTGGACAGCAATTTATTTTGACAGAAAATATTGATTTTGCCGACCCTGGAAACTTGACCGTTGCCGGAAGAGTTGACTCCTCTACTGGTGCCCCTACCCACTATGCTGTGAAGGCTTACGGCAATGTTGTGTCTGGGATGCTTTTTTCGGAAACGGTAGAAGTTGGCTCATTTGAGAGATTTTATCGAACCACACTTACAACCCCAAACATATCAGAAATCATTTCTGTATTCGACTCAGAAGGGAATCAATATTTTGAAGTTGATTATTTAGCTCAAGATATGATTTTTAAAGAGATAACAAATCCTAATTTTAAAAATGACAACGTTCCGTCGCTCATAAAACCGTTTCTTGTATCTAGAAAATTTGCCGTTGAGCACACTAGAGATCAAGTTTCACTGCAATTCGGAAGTGGAAAAGCCGGCGATTCTGATATTGTAGCCAATCCACAAAATGTGGCGCTAGATATTTTTGGTAAGAAATATGTAACCGACCTATCGTTTGATCCAACAAGATTATCACAAAATGAGTCATTTGGAATTGTTCCAACGAACACCACTTTAACAATTGTTTTTAGAACAACAAATCCTGCGACTTCAAACACAGCCGTCGGCTCTCTGAACGCCGTAAATGCCACTAACTTTGAATTTGCGAATCGACAAGATTTAAGTAGTACAAACGTTAACGCGATAATATCGTCCTTGGAAGTCACCAACGAAGAACAAATTGTGGGAGCAGTTACATATCCCTCTACTAATGAAATAAAACAAAGAATTTATGACACCTTTCCAACACAGAACAGAGCGGTAACGCAAGCTGATTATGAAAACATAGCATATAGAATGCATTCTAAGTTTGGTGCCATCAAACGTGTCTCGGTGCAACGAGATGCGGATTCTCAAAAAAGAAACTTGAACATGTACGTTGTCTCAGAAGATACTAATGGAAAGATGATCAAAGCAAACTCAACTATTAAAAATAATTTAAAAACTTGGATAAACAATTATAGAATGATTAACGATACCGTTGATATATTAGATCCTTATATCCTTAACTTTGGTATCGAATTTATTATGAAACCAAAAACATCAGCAGAAAAATATACGGCATTGGACGACTGTATCGAAGCACTAAAGGAACATTTTACACAACCATTTTTTATTGGGGAACCGCTATACATCAGCCAGATTTATGAAGTATTGAAAGGGGTTCCGAGCGTTTTAGATGTTACTAAAGTTAAAGTTGTTGGTAAAAATTCAGGAAACTATTCATCAGCAGCAATTGATATTAGCGATAACTTATCTCCTGATGGTTCTTACATCGTTGTACCAAAAAACGCGATCCTAGAATTAAAGTATCCAGAGGTAGACATTATAGGGAAGGTTAGGTAATGGGCTTAAAAAGATATACCGGTAGTGCAGACAACACTATTACAAACGCTTTCCAGGGTACCCCCTGGCTTGACTTGCGCGCCACCGGCTCAAACATGGGGCAAGCTGACATTATGCAGATTTTTTCTGTATGGGGCCGAAACCCACAAAGTAGTTCGGCCAACTTCGGATCTCAAGAGCTTTCACGTGCCCTAATTAAATTTCCGATTGCCACAGTTTCCTCAGACCGGTCCGAAGGTAAAATTCCAGCATCCGGCAGCGTAAATTTTTATTTAAGGATGTTTAACGCTTACCACACTCAAACTGTTCCCGAAAACTATACATTATCTATACACGCAGTGTCAAGATCATGGCAGGAAGGTTCAGGTATGGACATGATAAACTTCCAAGATGAAACACGTGGTTTTACGGGGTCCAATTGGATGAGCGCCTCACACGATGCTGCTTGGACTGACTATGGCGGAGATTATTTGACTGCCTCTAGTCACTGGTCATACCCAACAGGTAGCACGCCCGCCAGCAAACCACCAATGTATAGGCAGGTTTTTAACAGCGGTTTGGAAAACCTAGAGGTTGACATAACCGGATTAGTAGAGCATTGGATTACTGGAGACATAGGCAATTATGGCGTTGGGATAATGCTATCGTCTTCTTACGAAACATACTATAACACGTCTGTACAGGCTGGAGGCATTCTGCCTAATACTGGTGGTGTTGAGGCATCTTACTACGTCAAGAGATTTTTCGCAAGAGGCACGCAATATTATTATAATCGACCACTTATTGAGGCTCGTTGGGATTCCACTAAGAGAGATGATAGAGGCGGCTTTTACTACAGCAGCTCCCTCGGTCTCGCAGAAGATAACGTAAACACACTATATTTATACAATTATGTGCGAGGGCGCCTGAGAAATATTCCCGCTATTGGCACGACAGGCTCTATTATGGTGAGCTTATACTCAGGTTCTTCTGGTAATACAGCACCATCAGGTTCCAAACTTATACTGTACAATGACAAATATGCAATCACCGGCGGTTATGTAGAAACCGGCGTGTATTCCGCCTCATTAGGTCTTACGGCTTCAACTGACCCCATTAAAACGCTTTATGATGTATGGTGGAGTGGCTCGACCGAACAACCGGGCGGAGTCACTCGCGACACAGAAGCCACAGAGTTCGCCACGGGTTCCATAATACCAATTACAACAGGGTCGGCGAATTCGTTCCTTAGCCAAGTTCGCACCCCCAAATATTTTATCAATATAACAAATTTAAGAAACAAATATACAATAAGAGAAACCGCCCGCTTTAAACTATTTGTTCGAGAAAAGAATTGGAACCCTACTGTATACACAAAGGCGACTACTGTGGTACCATCTACAGCAATAGTGAGCGCTTCTTATAGAGTTGTTCGCACTTTGGATGCTCTTGAGGTAATCTCACATGGGACAAGCAGCAATAACTACAGCGGGCTATCTTTTGACAAATCTGGAAATTATTTTGATTTAGACATGGGAATGCTTCAACAAGGATACGAATATGCGCTTAAATTCGCTTTCTATGATCCAGAGTTGCTTACATGGACCGAACAAGATAAATCCTTTAAGTTTAGAGTGATGGCCGATGAGTATTAAGAAACTTTTTGATTCAACCGACAAAACAAGAAAATATTTAACTGACCAAGAACAGAAGACGGCATTTAAAGAAGTCGAATCTTCTAGAAACTTGCAACAGCTAAAGACTAAGCAAGATTCGTTTTTGCCGCAGGTTGATTATACTGATCCAAGTTCCTTTGCTAAATTTGGTTCTGCATATTTGTATTACAATTCAGCAGTTGAGAGAATCCTAGATTTTTATCCATATGATGGTTCTGATGCAGAACTTAACGCGTTTTATAATAAGTCTCTATCGATTGAAAAATATATTTTTAACAATCTGTACCCTCGACGGACCGGATATGCAACCCTCAGTGTCGATGGTTGGGGCACAGTAGCATCAAGCTCGGCGGTATCTTCAAGTGACGGTGGCGGAT